TGCCTTACCTGATGAGCTACCGCGGCGAAGCTATTTGGCTCGATGGAGATATGGTCGTGACTACGGACATCACCCAACTATTCGGCCGAGAGTACAGGAAGGCCGTGCGGGTTGTGCAGCACGATTACAAAACTAAGCACAAACGAAAATTTCTCGGACAAGAAAACGAAGATTACCCGCGAAAGAATTGGTCATCGGTAATCGCCTGGGATTGCAGCCATTACGGCAACCGGAGACTTACGCCTGATTACATCGAGAAAGCTACTGGCGAAGAGTTACATCGCTTCTCGTGGCTTCGAGACGAAGAGATCGGAATCCTGCCGCTGGAATGGAACTGGCTCTCAGACGAGTACGGCATAAACGGACAAGCCAAAGTCATCCATTACACGGCAGGCATTCCGGCCTTTTCGGAGTGCATGAATAATCCAATGGCCGACAAATGGCATCGCGAATTCGAGCTGACAACGAACGCATCATGATTACCGACCGAATAGACGCGACGACAGAGATATCCGGGGACTTTCTCAAGACGGTTTGCCCTCCTCCAGACTCGATCAAGGTCAGTCTTGATGACCGCTGCCAGTTTCAATGCAGTTTTTGCAGCCGCAAGGACGCAGAGGCTACAGGCGAAATGCCCTGGGAGATGTACGCCAAACTCGTACAGGAAATGGCCGAGGTCGGAATAAAGCAGCTTGGACTGTTCTACATCGGCGAGCCAATGCTGGCGAAGAAACTTCCTGACGCCATTGCCTACGCCAAGCAGATGGGCATCGAGTACGTTTTCCTGACGACCAACGGCGCACTCGCCAAGCGCGAGAAGGTGGCAACGCTCATGGCCTGCGGATTGGACAGTCTGAAATTTAGCTTCAACTACGCCGATGGACTTCAGCTAAAGCAAGTGGCCGGAGTTTCCCCAAGCAATTACGCGAGGATCGTTCAGAACATCAAGGACGCACGAGAAGTACGAGACCAAGGCGGCTACAAGTGCGGAATCTACGCCAGTTCAATCCTGTTCGATGGCAAACAGGGCGAGAAGATGAAGGCCGCAGTAGAGCAGGTGAAGCCGTACCTGGATGAGCATTATTGGCTCCCATGTTTTTCATTCGGTGGGCAAACAGATTTCGGTACGCAAGTCCGAGGAAACCCTGGCCGGCTGGACAAGATGCGCGACCCTCTCCCATGCTGGGCAGTCTTCCGGGAGGGGCATATCACGGCGGCAGGCGACATATCCGCTTGCTGTTTCGATACGCATGAACGGTGGGTGGTGGGAAATCTCAAAACCACTACCTTTATGGATGCGTGGAACTCGAAAGCAATGCAGCAACTTAGACAGGCGCATCTCAGGAAGGACGTGATCGGCACGGCCTGCGAACATTGCGCGGTGGGATCATGAAGCTGGAGCACATTCCGGTAACTGATCTACGCGGCTACGCGAAGAACAGCCGCACACATTCGGAGCAGCAAGTTGCCGAAATCGCCAAAAGCATTCGAGAGTTCGGCTTTACGAACCCGATTCTGATTGACGAGACGAACGGGATCATTGCTGGGCATGGCCGATTGATGGCGGCGCAGAAACTAGGGTTATCCGAAGTCCCGACGATCCGCCTGTCGCACCTAACACCGGCGCAAAAAAGAGCCTATGTCATTGCCGACAACAAGCTCGCCCTGAATGCAGGGTGGGATGTTGATATGTTGAAGGTTGAGCTAGGCGAACTGGAAAGCGAAGGATTCGCACTAGAGCTAACCGGCTTCAGTGCTGACGAACTAAAAAACCTTCTGATAGAAAAAACAGAAGGCTTGACCGACGAAGATGCTGTGCCTGAAGTACCAGAGGAGCCAGTTACCAAGCTAGGTGACATCTGGATACTAGGAAATCACAGGCTGATGTGCGGGGATTCAACGAGTATTGATGCGGTTGAGAAGCTGATGGATGGGCAGAAGGCGGATATGGTCTTTACTGATCCTCCGTACAACATTGATTATCAAGGTGTCAAAGATAAGCGAGAGAAGATCAAGAACGACAAGATGGCAGACGCTGACTTCGTTGATTTTTTGACGCAATCGCTGGTCGGATGCGAAACGATGTATGTCTGCTGCTCATGGCAATACGCCCATTTGTTCCGTGAAGCTATGGAAAGGATTGCGCGAAAGCCGAAGGCAATGATTGTCTGGGATAAGGTTAATCCTGCGCAGCACCTAGATAAGTATTTCAAGCAGCATGAAATCATTTGGTATTACGGTGATTTTGGTGGCCATAAAACAGTCCGTGGTGACGTTTGGCAACTTAAACGCCAGAAGAACACTGTCCATCCGACCATGAAGCCGGTAGAGCTTATTCAGTTGGCTTTAGAGGATAACCAAGGGAAGCATTTAGTCCTCGACCTATTCGGCGGCAGCGGATCAACGCTAATAGCCTGTGAAAAGACAGGCCGCATTAACAGAAGCATGGAACTTGACCCAAAGTATTGCGACGTGATCATCAAGCGTTGGCAGGACTTCACAGGCAAACAGGCAACGCTGGAAGCGACTGGTGAGTATTTCCCCACTATAAACAACGGGGTGGCTAAAAATGCGAACTAAGCCGCCGCATAAGCCCACACCAGAAGATCGGAAGCAAGTCGAAATCCTGGCTGGTCTTGGTATTCCGCAAGAGCAGATATGTCGGCTCATTCAGGGCGGCATCGATGACAAGACGTTGCGGAAGTATTACGCAGCGGAATTGGTTGATGGTGTGGCGAAGGCTAATAGTCAGGTGAGCAAGAGCCTGTTTCAGAAGGCCGTAAGCGGCGACACAACGGCACAAATCTGGTGGACAAAGACCCGTATGGGCTGGAAGGACACCAGCCGGCTAGAGCATACTGGGGCTGAAGGTGGCGCAATCCCCATAGGGATCAATGTCACGTTCGGTTAATGCAGAATTCCCCGAAAAGCTCCGCTTTCTGTTCGCCCCGAAGCGCATCAAATGCGCCTATGGTGGTCGAGGATCGGGCAAATCATGGGGCTTCGCTAGGGCGCTGCTGATACTGGGGGCGCAAAAGCCGTTGCGTATCCTGTGCGCCAGAGAAGTGCAGAAGTCGATCAAGCAGTCGGTGCATACCCTGTTGGCGGATCAAATCCAGGCGCTACAGCTTGGGCAGTTCTACGGCGTAACTGAGGCCGAGATTCGCGGCGCGAATGGCACGACGTTCAGCTTTAGCGGTTTGGCACAGCATACCGTCGAGTCGATCAAGTCGTTCGAGGGCGTCGATATCTGCTGGGTAGAAGAGGCGCAGACCGTGAGTAAAAAGTCATGGGATATTCTCACGCCGACGATCCGCAAGCCGAGCAGCGAGATATGGGTAAGCTTCAATCCAGACCTGGATACGGACGAGACATACCGCCGTTTCGTACTCGACCCGCCGCCGTTTTGCGAAACTGTCAAAATCAACTGGTCGGACAACAAATGGTTCCCGGCCGAATTGGAGCAGGAGCGCGATCACTGCCAGCGTGCGAGTCCTGCCGACTATGCGAATATCTGGGAAGGCGAGTGTAAGGCCGCAGTAGAGGGCGCTATATACGCCAAAGAGGTTGCCGAGAGCCAGGAGAAGGGGAGAGTATGCCGCGTGCCATACGATCCGCTACTGAAGGTGCATCCGGTATTCGACCTGGGCTGGAACGACAGCATGTCGATTGCCCTGTGCCAGCGAGTGCGCAGCGAAATGCGCATCATTGAGTACATCGAGGACGATCACCAGACGCTCGATCATTACTCCGCCCGGCTGAAGAACATGAATTTGAACTGGGGAACGCTCTACCTGCCGCACGACGGCAACACCAAGGATTTCAAGACCGGCAAATCAGCCCGCGAGATCATGACGAAGCTGGGGTGGTCGGTCAGCATTGTGCCGAATCTGCCGATTGAATCCGGGATCAAGGCCGCTCGGATGATGTTCGGCCAGACGTATTTCGACAAGGACAAGACTGTGCGATTGATGGACTGCTTGAAGCGTTACAGGCGGGCGATCAATACACAGACGAACGAACCAGGAGCGCCATTGCACGACGAATACAGCCACGGCGCGGACTGCTTTCGTTATGTTTCACTCGCCGCCGAGTCAATGAGTAACGAATCCTGGGGCGGCCAGATCAATTACCCCAACCTCGGGATCATATGACCCCATACGAACTGAAGAATCGCCTGCGCGAATGCGAGCAGCACATTGTCACGCTGTACGGTCGCTTGCAGGCCCTAGAGGATAGCCATGGAACTACTGGTAGCAATCAAGGAAGCCGAGAGGCTGGCGTCGGACGACAATCAGGCGCAGGATCGGATAGACCTGATGGATCAGTACTTGGGCGAAAAGTATGGCAACGAGGTCGAAGGCCGAAGCCAGGTAGTGGACAGGACGATCCAGAACACGGTCGAGTGGATCAAGCCCCAGCTAATTAAAACTTTTTGCGGCTCCGATATCGTTGTCAAATTCGAGCCGACGGGTAAAGAGGATACCGAGGCCGCCGAGCAGGAGACCGAATACACCAATTTCATTATCACCCAGCGTAACAACTGGCTGACGACGTTCTACGAGGCATGCACGGATGCCCTCATCCTGCGCAATGGCTACATCAAAGCATGGTGGGACGAATCCGAAGACCTGGCGAAAGAATCCTATGACGACCTGACGGATGACGAATTCGCCATGCTCATGCAAGACCCGGACATTGAGGTCGTCGAGCATGAAGAAGAGGTAGACGAAGAGCAGGCCCAGCAGCGCAACGAGGCCATCATGCAGTTGCAGACGGCGGCACAGAGCGACCCGAATGCCATGCGCCAGTTGCAGCGGGTGCTGATGACGCCCGACCCCAAGAAGCACAGCGTAACGCTACAGCGGCGCAACGAGACCGGACAGGTGCGCATCAAGGCCATCGATCCGAATCAGGTGCTGGTCAGCCATAACGCCGACTCGATCTGCCTGCAAGACGCGCCATTCGTCGAGCATTGGGAATGGAAGACCATTAGCCAGTTGCGGCTGGAGGGCTTCAGCGTACCTGACGACATCGGCGACGACAGCGACAGCCGGCACGAATGGGAGACGGAGCAAGCCCGAGGCGCCAGCGATTCGCGCTGGTGGCAGGACGAGGAGGAGCAAGCCGACCCATCGATGCGCCGGGTTAAGGCTCGTGAGGTATGGATACGATTCGACGCCAACGGCGACGGCAAGGCCGAACTGATCCACGCCATTGTTGTTGGCAGCACGATCCTTGAGCAAGATGAGTGCGACGTTATCCCGCTTACCTCTCTTGCGCCGCAGATCATGCCCCACCGGCATGTCGGCATGAGTATCGCCGACGCTGTTAAAGACCTGCAAGAGATCAAGACCGTCCTGCTGCGCAACCTGCTGGACAACCTGTATCTCTCGGTCAATGGTCGCCATGCCATCGACGCCAGCCGGGTGAATATCGACGACCTGCTGACCAGCCGGCCCGGCGGTATCGTCCGGGTGCAGGGCGACCCAGGTAGCGCCATTGTGCCGTTGCTGCACCAAAGCAACTACGCCCCAATCATGCAGGGGATTCAGTACATTGATGACTCAGCAGAGAGCCGCACGGGCGTTACGAAATACACCCAAGGGCTGGACGCCAATCACCTGAACAAGACCGCCAGCGGAATCCAGCAGATCAGCAACATGGCGCAGGAGCGCGTCATGCTTATTGCTCGGATCATGGCCGAAACTGGCGTAAAAGAGATTTTCTGGCTGGTGCATAGCTTGATTCGCAAGCACCAAAAGAAGCCGGACGTGATTCGTTTGCGCAATGAATGGGTGACTGTTGACCCTCGGTCGTGGGTGCGCCGGTATGATATGTCGATTAGCGTTGGCCTTGGCACTTCCAGCAAGGATCAGCAGCTAGCCCATCTTGCCAACATCTATCAAATGCAGATGGGTGCGCTGCAAATCGGCTTGCCGATCATCACTCCAATGAACATTTACGAGACGATGAGCCGGATTCAAGCAACCCGAGCAGTTCGTTACCGACCCGCAGATTATCCCGCCGAAGCATCCGCAGCCCGATCCGAAGTTGATGATCGAGCAGGCCAAACTTGAGGCCGACATGCAGAAGTTCGAGGCCGAGCAGATTGCCGATCAAAACAAATTCAAGGCACAGACGATTGTTGATCAGCGCAAGGCCGAACAAGAGGCCGCGCTAGCTCAGCAGATGGCCGAGCGGCAACTGGCGAACGAGCAGTTACGCAGCCAGAACGACCTGATTATCGAGCGTGAAAAGCTGGCGATGCAGGCCGAGCTTGAGCGGTTCAAGGCCCAATTGAAGGCCGAGACGGATATCAAGATTGCCGCCATGAATGCCGAGATACAGGCCCGCCAGCAGGCGCAGGAGGCCGCAGACAGGCAGAACGATCAAGCGATGCAGATGCACATGCACCGCGAGAAATTGGACGCCTTGAGCCGCCCCAAAAAGGTAGTGCGCGACCAATCTGGACGGGTGAGCGGCGTTGAGTAACGCTATCGTAAAAGTCCCGGAGCTAACCGACGGGATCGCTATCGACAATACCGAGCTAACCGTATCCGGTCGATTGGTCAAACGGCAGCGGGTTGAGGTGTATTCTGGCGAGACTCTGCCGGTATCGGGTACGGTTGCAGTAACCGGCCCGCTTACAGACGCTCAGCTTCGCGCCGAGCCAGTAGATACCCATTTGCTTGAACTGGGGACTGGGTTCCATGCCCGGATGACAGCGATTGGCGATCTTCGCACGATAGAACCGTATCGGCTTATTGGTTCAGGATTCGGGTCAACGAACGATGTAAGATTCTGGACTCCTGCTAATTCAGGTGCAGGGTCGGCAGCAGGCGTAGCGAACGGTGTTGCCACACTTACATCAGGAACGGCAAACAGCGGATACGGACAGATTCAAACTGTTCGGCAGGCGCGATTCATCTTCGCCCATCCACACCAATTTCGTGCTGCTGTCAGACTGCCGGACACTACCGAGGCGAACAATACGCGGCGCTTCGGGCCGTTCAACACTACTGCGACAACTACACCGTCCGACGGCTTCGCATTTGAATTCGACGGCACTGGCGCGCTGACGCTTACGGCGTACAAAGGCGGCGCAGTTAGCTATCAAGCAACAAGTGGTGGCTTCAATGGAGAAGTATCCAGCTACACGGTGGATTCGAATGTCCATGCTTACGAAATCCAGTATTTCGTCATGGGCGCATGGTTCTTTATCGACGGCGTATTCATTCATAAATTCACCCCGACAACATCGCCGTTTGCGAATACGCTGATTACGAACTGCACAGCGACGAGTATCAATTCTGCTAGCGGTACTGAATCTGCCGATCTTGAAGTGTGGGCGATGAATGTAGTTCGCTTGGGCAGGGCAGCTACAAACGCGATGAACTATCACCACGCTGCCGGACAGACTGCTGGCGTGACACTGAAGGTTGGCGCTGGTAATCTCAAGCGGGCGATCATCTCTCAGATCGCCGTAAATAGTGCGATTACGGTGTATGACAACACAGCAGCAAGCGGAACGATACTATGGACATCGGGCGCGCTGCCTGCCGGCACGTCGCCATTCTCTGTCGAATTCGGCGAGGTTAATTTCAGCATCGGCCTGACATTCGTAGTCGCGACGGCGAACTGCTCGATTGTTTGGGTTTATGAGTGAGGGGCATTAAATGCTGCTCGACCTGTTTGGCCTGTGGTACTCGGCCACCAAACGGGGAGCAGTAGGTGGATTCATCCTGCGCAGTGGTCGCGAGCGCAGGGTATTCGACACAATCGACAATCTACTAGCCTTTGTTGCTTCTCAAGAGGAGCAAAAGCTAGAGGTTGTCAAGAAACTGAAGACCGCCAAGCGGATCCGCAAGGCAAAGCCGCCGATCATTCGCGTTGAGACCGAATCGCAGCAGGTACAAATCGAGGTTGATAAGGCCAACGAGCGAATCCGACGCGAATTCGAGCGAGTGCTAACCGAGCGGATCAACGAACTGGACGACGAGGATGTACTGATATGGCTGATAGCCTGACCGAAATTAAGCGCGGCGATGACGCCCAGCGGGTACTCGACAATCCTGCTTACAGGGACGCATTTGCGGCCGTCAGAGGCGGCATTCTGGACGCCATGACCCGCAGTGCCCTCGGCGACGAGATGACCCACAATCGGCTTGTAATCAGCCTGCAACTGCTCAACCAGATCGAATTGCGCCTGAAGGACATGATGCAGACGGGCAAGATGGTGCAGATGCAGGTCAATGACACGATGGGCGCGAAGATTCGCCGCATGGTTGCGTAAAGATTCACAGCTAGCCACCTAGCTATTCGGCCACTGTCGAGAGACATGCCAAACCCCATCCGGTGGCGATGGACGGGGTACAGACAGAGGTAAAACATGAGCGACCAAGCGCAAGCAGTCGATCCGGTGGCAGCGATTGCCGGGATTCTTGAGCGACAAGCTGCACCAGAAACACCCGAGCCGGAGACGGCTCCCGAGGCAACAACGGAGGATATCCCCGCTGAAGCCGCAGAATCGCCGCCGGAGGCCACTGCCGACGAGGTAGAACAGGCCGATGACGCCGAGGACGTGGATTACGACGGCGAAACCTACCGAGTGCCGAAAAAGCTGAAAGACGCCCTCATGCGGCAAGCGGATTACACCCGCAAAACGCAGGAGGTTGCCGAGCAGCGCCGCACGTTGGAGGCCCATCAAGCGCACCTCAAGGCGCAGGAGGTGGTGTTGCAGCAGCAGCAGCAGTTCGCGCAAGTCGCCAGCCAAGAAATGGCCGAAATCAAGGCATCTGAAAACGCCCTGGCGCAATACGCTGGCGTGGATTGGAATGCCC